AGCATCACTTCAATGGTAGCATCAAGTTGATGAAGACCGTGATGTACATCGTCACCAGTGACGCTTACGCGGAGCGATACAATAATGATTATTGGCACTTACACGCAGATATTATCACGTACAAGTTTAATGGTGACTGGTGCTGGGAATTGGCCATCGCGTATTGGGATGATGATGACATAGCCGCGGCCATCACGGACTACGATCGATTGACTCCGCAACAGCGACAGCAAATACGGGCTGAATGGTGAAACTCACTATTGACATCACCAGATCATCTGTAGTATAATTACTATTGTTAAACACAATTATGAAATCGAGAATACAACAACTACAAGCAAACGCACAGACTCGTCGTGATCAACGCACACAGGAATGGGATCAATTTGTAGAACAAATTGAACAGGACTTATGGCCAACACAAAGAACCATCAAGCCCACGCAAAACACGGTGCCGTTGAGATCGTTTATGAAAACTCGCATACCCGAGAATCTAAAGCACACGCTACACGCACAGATGATCAGGCTCACACAATGGTTGATCGATCGTGAATTTGATGACGTCAGTATCACGCATCACACGGGATTGTTACACAACAACACAGGCCAGGAACCAGTACAGACCCCAGAACAACAGCGTATGGCCCAGGTACGATCATATCAACGCAACTCACAGGAATACAAACAACAGGAATATGAAAGGAAGCAGTATGAAAGACGACGCAACACAAACAGATAAACTCACGGACCTTATGAACAGGGCCACGGATCTTACCAGCCAGCGAGGCTACTACAGGGACACAGATGCCGCGTTACAGGAAATATTTGAATTCTACATTGAATACAGGCCCCAGATCGCGGAATTGATCGCAAGACGGGACATATTCAGGGACATTGATTTACCAGCATTGGCACAGGCCGAATTCGTATTGAAACAATTACCAGACATACACAAGCGATTGGCACAATTGGAAGCACAAGCAAAACACCAAGTTGATCAAGCAAGACCAAATGACCAAATGACCAAATTGACCAAACGTTACCAAACAAGACCAAAAGACCAAGTTGATCAAGCAAGACCAAATGACCAAATTGACCAAACGTTACCAAATGACCAAACGGCCAAACAAAAAGAGATCAACTCGTTGATAGAACAATTACCAGATATGAGCAAACCAAAGCAAGAGGACGTTGTTACCAAAGCACAGCGAATTATGGGTGATCGTTACCAAGCACCCATAGATAGATTATTTGAATAATGAGATTGACACACACACAAAAATATGCTACAATGAAACAAGTATAACATTAAAAAAAAGGCAATAACAATGATAACAATACGCAAAAAAACACAAACAAAACACCGTCACAAAATCGAGGAAGATCTGTACGGCTACTACAAACAGGACCGTGACGCACTCACATTTGAGCGTTGGAAGGAATTGTATCTACGCAATTATGACACAATGGAACAAATGATGACGCACATAAAAGGCACGGACTACGATGGCAATCGACCAGGAGCACAAGATGACTAAAGAAATAGAAATATGGGGCACTAAAACATTCAAGAAATGGGTGACGGTTAGTGACCAAGAATATGAACAAATCAAGCAGGGTGATCACAACACCATCGCGGACATCATACACGACAGAAACGATTGGAGTGATGGCCCAGACGGTGTTAAAGTCAAGAGTATGACGGTTGATGTATATGATCAAGATGACAACACAATCACAACAGATTTAGAACTACTCTAAAACAACAAGGAGCACAAGAATGACGCAAACACAAACAATTGAACACAAGCACAAAGACGGTAGATGGGTCAAGGAACACATCGACCAGTTGGGTAACATCACATACACCAGCAACTTTGATCACGAGGCTATGCTACGGGATCATCGTCTATGGCAGATACACGGCTGTAGTGACATCAAGCATTGGGGCAATTTAGATGGCTACTACAGCAGATATTCAGAACTATACAGGTCAGAGATCATCTATCTTTACCAGCAATGGAGGGACTATGTACAGGAGGGATACACGATGGCAGGGTTTAGAGAATGGTTGGAAGAAGAAATCAACGATGGTGATGACCTTTATGAACAAAGGAATGAAGCAGAAGGCACGCTGTATGACAACATCACAGAGTGTTTAGAATTGGCAGAATTCAATTGACAGCCCATAAACAACAGCAGTTGATTGATCTATAGATATCGCAAAAAGTGGTAAAACACACACAAAAACTTACCAATTTTTACCAAAATAATTTTCTGAAGGGCTTTACCTTTACCAAATTCTAGGAATGAAGGGCTTTACCTTTACCAAATTCTACGAATGAAGGGCTGGACCATCGAAGTTGATCTTACCAAATTATACCAAAAACACCAAATCTACCAAATCTACCAATGATGTATCAGGCTTATGGTCTGTATGATCACCACCAGGGCCAATTCAATGGCCAGGATTGTGTGATATATGTGCCATAGGATGGGTCTTGAATCTTTCTTTTTCATTGTGTCCATATCACCATTGAGTATCGGGTGCCCGCAGTGATGGGTTCCACTTGATGTGGGAAGCTCAATGAACTGGGGAACACCAAAGCATCTCCGGGCTCACAGAATTTTTCCGCACTGTGCCTGCCCTGCCAGAAACTGAATCTGCCACCCTCGTAGTCCGAGTTCAGCAATATGCTGATTGACAGTATTCTTGGACCACCTGAATAGTGATCTATGTGTTCCTGGAACTTGTGTCCCTGTTGATATCGCAACACCTGGATACCGGTGTGTGAGTGTGAATTGTGCTGGAAAGGGTACTTCTCGTTCACATGGTGTAAGGCCATCTCAAGATTCGCAAAATTCGGTGCTCTATGTGCGTTTAACATGGTGAAATGACAGGTCCTATGCTCTGTTATTTCCTGTTTGTCATGCCCAGTTGCGCTCTTGGCCACTTCCCAACCGTCCCAAGCATTGTCGGCTTCGGGCAGTGTGGTGAGCCAGTTCATCAACTGTGTGCAGGTGTCCTGACTCAACAAGTTCTTGAATGTGACCACGTAGTCCCTGATGTCCAGGCTGTCGGCCAATCTCATTAGTTGCCTCTTTTTTGTAGTCTATCTTGTAGTTCATACAAAGCATACAACTTCTGCATGTGTGCTTCGTTGACTGGATCTCCGGGAGGTAATTTGAACTTGGGATCTGCCCTCATGTCCCTGATCTGTTCCCTCACTGAATTGATGTCCTGTGTGGGTGCCGCACGTGTGTTTGTGATGGGGTTTGGCATCCTGTTGTTCTCCATCAAAGATTCAAGGAACTGGATACCTTCCGCTGTGTCAATCAAAGGCATGTTCAACACACGCTCTGGTAGTGTGCTGGAAAAGTTCTTGACTGCTTCCAAACGTGTTTGATATTCATTGCCCCAAGACTTCTTCAATGTCTGTGATTCTGCCTGTAGATCTGCCACTGGTGCGGCCTGTATCTGCGACTGTATCTTGGCCAATTGATCTGAATACAGGGCCATGGCCGTTTTCACTTGATCCTGTGTGAAGTTGGCCTTCTTGAACACGTCTGTGATCTCTTGGTCCAATTCGGGTGATACTTCTTCCAATCCCAGGTCCTTGGTCATTGACCAGTCGTACTTGTCTGGTGCTTTGCTACCCGAAACTTTCTTCTCCAGTTCCGAATAACTCTTGGCCAGGTCCTCTGGTGTTTTGAATTTTTCTGGCAACCATTGGGGTCTGTCCTGTGTGATCTCACCCTGTTGTTGCTCTTGTGTTGTTGGTATTGTGCTCACTGGTTCATTTGGTGTTGTGTCCAGTAAGTGTTCTTGTTGTGTGTTTTCCGTTGCCGGTGCTTGTGCTTGTGCTTCGTTCTGTTCCATTACAGTAGATGCTCCTTGTCATTGTTAGATACGCTCTTTTCACTACACATATTCTTGATCCTCCTCAATAGATGTTGCTGTGCCACTATGTACACCGCACTGTAAGGGTTTGGGCTGTCTGATGTGATCCGGGTTTGGTTTATGATCCTGTCCAGGTCTGCCAATACTGCCTGTCCTGATGGTGATTCGAACACCTGTCTATAGAATTGTTGGAGTTGCTGTGTGCTACGAGTCATATTCTGTTCTTTTTGTTTTAGTTTATGTTCGTAGATATTTATCTACTTGTTAGGGAGCGGTAGGTGTTTGCTGATTCTGTTCCTGTAGTTGGCCGGCCAGTTGTTGCAATGCCTGTGCTTGTTGTGCCTGTGCCTGCTGTTCCAGTTCTTCCTGTACCTGTGCTTCTGACTTGATCACTTCTGGACTCATGTCCCCATCTCTTAAAATTTTTCTTGCCATTTTCTGTATGTCAACGTTGGCCAATGCCTGTGGTCCCAGTGCTGAAACCTGTTGCAGGATCTGTAGATCCCTTGTGATCTCTGTGAGTGCTATGCCTCTCTTGACTGCTGAATTAACTACCAATTCCAAAATACCTCCAGCATCTCCAAACTGCTGTATCTCACCTCTCATCTGTAATCGCACAATTAAATTACCAATTAATGGTCTTAAAAATTCCTGTTCCAATCGCAGACCATATGGTCCGATCTTTTGGAAAAATGCCGCTTGTCTCACTTGAACTTCTGCGGCTGTTTGATATGTGGGTCTGTCTGGTGGCAGTATCACATCATTGAACAGCATGGATCTTATCATGTTTCTGTGGTAATCTATCGTGGTCTCCGTGATGTTGACGTTGCCCGCGAATGGTATGGCCTGTAAGGGTTGATCCACTGTGACCACATCTCCCGGTCTCAATTTCATATTACCAAAGTTCACTGCTGTGTCCGATGACACTTGCCAAGCACCCAGTGATAGGTACGCGGCCGCTTGCATGAACAACATCTGTGCTTCATTGATCACTCTAATGTGTGGCAATGCCATACGCACAGGTGACTCCCCCCAAATATCTCCCACGGTTTTACCAAATCTGAATACTGTGAACATTTGCACCGGCATATTTTTTTGCTCCAGTATGTCTCCGGTTTCACCCAGTTGCACCACGTAGGTGTATTCCTTGTCCATGGGCTTCCTGAAACAACTTTCTAAAATATTGTGCTGTTTGTAGGGATCCTTGCCGCATGCATCTCTCATTGAATCTGTGAGTTTGCTTCCATAAGTCTCCAAAAGGTAGTGACCTGGTAGGCTGTGATCTCTGAACACTGTGTCCACTTCGCTCTTGTGGTTGTCCAGGAAATATAATTGATGGCTGGGTATTGCTATGAAATTGATCTTGTTGTCTTCGTAAGTGCCGATGCATCCGCATCCAGATATGATCGAGTCCGTCAGTGCTTCCGAGGCCGCAACATAAAAATTGCTGTCCCTCAAGGTCTTGAATATGGTCCTGTTGGCCACATCCAGTTGTGTCTTGACATCGCTCGCTATCCTTTCTTTCAAATCATCTCGCACGGACAACGAGCACCATTGTTGGTTTTGCGGAATCAATAGATTCAGTATGGTCGAAACTAGATTCTGTACACCTTCTGGTGCTGTGCTATCGAATATCTTTGTACGGTCAGTGGAACTGGCATCTTTTCTATACAGATCCCTGTTGGGCCTCGTGTATAGATACGCTTCAGATATCTCTGATTCGTGTTTGTCACGTTCGGCCTTGGCCAAACGGTATGCTTTTGCGATAAAATCTTTCATTAGCCTATTTTGAATAATGATTGGTAATCAGAACCTGTGCCCAGTGAATCATCCATGTCACCCAGAAGTCCTCCGGGTCTTTTGGTGATCAGAGTAGATGCTCCTCTTCTTCTTTTTTGTCTTCTCTGTTCTTCCAATCCAGCAACTCTTCGCTCTTTTTCGGCTTTCTCTACTGCTTTAGATTCTGCCTCTTCCTGTAGCCTTTGTTGAGTTCTGAATTGTTCCTCCGCACTTGGCATTGCTGGTGCTTTTGGCATGATTCCACCCATTAGTATCCTCCTCCAAGCAATCTTAATAAACTTCTACCCA